TGTTAATCCTGTTCCACTATCAAATAGTGGAAACAACTTAGTAAAGTCCATTATCATACTCCTTGAAAATATTATTAATTGATTGTTGTGCGGCGGTTAAATCCACCAGTTTATTATTATACAAGTCATCAAGAACTTGTAAATTATTTTGCATGCTAACCATGCGTTCGTGAACTTCTACAAACGTAGATACGTTTGTCATTTCCCAATCTAAATGTTTGTATAACTTTTGTAATAATTTAGTTGGGTCGTTGTTTAAAATATCACTAACACTTATTCTAACAATACGAGAATCTAATGCTTCGCTGAAACGATTGTCAATCTCTTGCCGCAATCGTTCTGTTAACTGAGAATCTTCTGTGATATTAAGCATTCCATACCAACGTTCACGAGTCATTTTTGTTTCATTGTTTAACCAACATAAGAATACCTCATGTAGGGTAGGTCTTTCAATAAAAATAATTCGGTCATTATTATTCATCCAACGAAGAATTTGGTGGATGGCTAGGTCAATATCCTCTCCGATAGCCGCTGGCCATCCACCATATATGCTGTAATTCCAGTGGGAAGTGGCATTACGGCATTTTTCTAATTCTTCCATGAACAAATCTGTATTGCGAACTTTACAAAAACTTGCATAACCATGACTGCTACCATCTGGTTGCAGTGGGTTATCCATTATTGGTGGTTCAAAATTCTTTCTTATAGTATTAAAACGGTCTAATGCCCAACCAATAAAACTGCCATAGGCACCAGGCGCATATACTATTGTAATAACACGGTTCATAATTTTACCAATAAATTCTTACTAGCACCACCAATTACATCACGAGTTCTATCTGTGACATATCCTGTTATTTGCAGCATAGGACGGTCCCACCAACCCATATTAGCAGTAGCGTGTGGCATATCTTGCCATTCCCAAGTGATACAATCACCTGCTTGCCATTGAGTAAAGTTAGCATTGCCTAGTTGAAATACTTGTCCCATTTCCCAATCTGCCAACATGACAGCAAAACGTCTCATGATATCTGGATTCTTATCCATATCTGTTACTTTGAAACTATTTTCACGTTCTGGACGTGCAGCAAAATTATCAATATGAGTATGAAGCATTTGTCCAGTAGTTTGATTATGGAACTTAATCATGCTTTCATCCATACCAAGCCAATTGCTTACCTGTTGAAAAATTTCAATATCTTCTGCTGCGGTACGATTAAAAACTTCTTGTTCTGGATTAGCACCTGCACGAATCAAATCTTGCTCTTCTGCTGTTGCGCTATATAAACCTTGTTCAGCAATTGATTTGTTGAAGTTATTGCGTGTTCCCCAACTGCTTGCTTTGGTGCGAGGCATACATTCACGAATTGCATCTGTAAAATCTGCATCAAATCTGCAAACATGTGTATAGCTGTCTATACCAGGCTGTGGCACCCGTTTAGTATCAAAATGCCAACGGCTACGGCTTTTAGTAAATTCCCAACGACTGTCGCCCCAATTTTCATACTCTGTCATCCTAAATTTTTTCCTATGCTGATTTTTTTCTAAGATAAATAATTTTATAAAGATATTTATAAAAAAATTCAAGAATTGGAAAAAAACTTCGTGAACAGAAAAATTTACACCTATTTGTATAAAAATTTGCAAGATGCTTTTAATTTACCAAAGTATGATGAAATTCGCAACACGATGAATGAAAATACTGATGTTGCTGCATTGCCATGGACACCAAAGCGTTGGGAAAAATTTGTTGAAACTGTAAATCAAAATTTTGATTTAGATATCAATTTTATTGGAACGCTGGCTGATGTTACGCATGATATAGATCAAAAGTACAGCACAAGATTTTGGGGTGGCATTTGGCAACCTCGCACTGAAGTGTATCAATTTACAGGTTGGAATATTGTTGACTTAATCAATAAAGCAAATCCAAAGGCAGTGCTAGATGTTGGATGTGGTTTTAATCAATTTAAAGCACGTATTCCTAATCTAGTTGGCATTGATGCTTACAATCATAGTGCTGATTATATGGTTGATATTCTTGATTACAATGTTCCAAATGAATCATATGACCATGTAATTGTATTTGGCAGCATTAATTTTGGTGAGTTTAGTGATATCAATGCTAGATTTAAAAAAGTAATTGATTTGACTATGCCAGGTGGTAAAATTTATGTTCGTGCAAATCCTGGTCATGTCCATAAGAATGGACCATGGATTGAAATTTATCCGTGGGATTTTGATACCGCTTATAAGATTGCCCAACTTCATAATTGTGAATTGAGTTCTTTTAAGAAAGATAACGGTGATAGACTTTATTTTGAGTTAAAGAAAAATGCCTAAACTAATAGTTCTATTTGGTCCACAAGGAAGTGGTAATCATTTATTTGGTAAAATATTTTCAATGCACCCTGATGTTCACGGATGGAAGGATGCTCTGAAACCAGATGGTTATTTTATTCCACACTATAAAGAACCATTTAATTGGTATTGGAATAACATTGATAAGATCGATATGAATATTATGGGTGGCAAGGAATACGCTGTCACTAGTATTTCAAATCCATACATTGAAAAATGGTTACCAAAAGTTCCACCAATTTATGAGTTTATGGAAAAATGCGAAAGCGTTGGTATTGAAGTTCAACCAGTTGTAATAGGACGTGATAGAAACATTCTCACACATCAACAAACAAGACTACGTGGTGGTCCAACTTGGGGCAATATGCCACAATTAATACAATGGATGAAAGTTCCACCGTTTTATATTTCACAGGAATTATTATATCTATATCGCAAACATTATGTTAAAAGTTTAAGCCACTGGTTAGATTTTCCACTTCTTTGGGATGATCCACAGATTGAAGAAATTCTCAAAGAAGACGCTAACGAGAAATATATCAAGGCAAGCGATGGAACTGACCTAGATGAACATGTTAAGATAATCTTAACTCCACCATGGTTAAAAAACTAATGTTTTATTTCCCATAAATATTATTGGGAATCATTATGCCACGTTTAAGTTTATACAGAGAAAATCATAGCAACGATTACAAATGGCAAGATAATCGTATCCGTGAATTATACACTATCAGTGGTGTAGGGATAAACGTACACAAATATCTTGGTCCAAAAGATCAAGGTCAAACAACAGATTTAACACAACCGCAATATAGCACACAAAGCGAAAAGAATATCCAAGACTTGCTATTCTTAGAAAACCGTGACCGTGCTTATGACAAAGATGTGTATAATTTACGTGGTCACTATACTATTCAAGATAATGATTTTAGTTTGAGTCAGTTTGGTCTTATGGTGACCAACGATACACTGTATATTACATTTCATACCACCGATATGAGTGAACGCCTTGGTCGTAAAATCATGCCAGGTGATGTCTTTGAATTACCACACTTGCGTGATTATAATCCGCTTGATGAAAGCATACCCGTTCCACTTAAAAAGTTTTATGTTGTTCAAGAAGCAACACGTGGTAGTGAAGGTTATGCGCAAACTTGGTGGTCACATATCTGGCGTTGTAAAGTTACACCAATGGTTGACAGCCAAGAATATGCAGATATTCTTAACCAAGAACAAACAACAAGTGATGGCACACCAACTGGTAGCACTCTCGGTGATCTACTCAGCAGTTACAATCTTAACGTGCAAATCAATAATGCCGTTATTGCACAAGCAGAAACGGATGTACCAGCCAGTGGTTATAATGTAAACAAACTTTATATTCTACCTACACAAGATGGCATCAGTCCAGTAACAGTAATCAACGGTTATCTTACTGGTGATGGAACTGCACCTAATGGTTTACCAGTTACAGTTGATACTGCGTTTCCATTAAATCCAACATTAGGCGAATATGTATTGCGAACTGATTATATCCCATCACGATTATTTCGTTATGATGGTCAAACTTGGCGTGCAATCCAAGATGTTCAGCGTGCCAATATTACTGGTGCAAATACCAATACACAACTTGGAACATTTATCAACAACAGTGGAACTGTTAAACTGGCAAATGGTTATGCAATACCAAGTCGTGAGACACTAAGTAATCTATTCAATTTACAACCAGATATTATAGGATAACATCGTGGGTCAATATTTCTACGACAAACAGATACGCAGATTCATGGGTCAATTCATTCGCATCTTTGATGAAATGTATGTTGAATTTGGCAAAGATACCAATGGCAACAGTATATTAAAACGTGTTCCTGTTCGTTATGCTGACACAAACCGTCAGGTTAGTGCTATCCTTAAAAATAATAGCGAAAACAGTGTTCTTAATGTTCCAATGATGGTTTGCTATATTAAAGAAGTAAACTATGACCGCTCACGTATACAAGAACCAAAATATGTTGATAACAAAAGTGTTCGCACACGTGCAACAGACCCGCTTACTGGAAATGCAAGCACTGACCAAGGACAAAATTATACACTTAAAAGATTGATGCCTGCGCCGTATCGTCTAACGGTTGTAATGGAATTATGGACAAGTAACTTTGATCAAAAAGCACAATTGTGGGAACAAATTACCACAATGTTTAATCCAGATATGGAAATTCAAAGTAACCAAAATTACTATGACTGGACAAGTTTAAGTTATGTATTACTAACAACAACCAATTGGACAACACGTGATATTCCAGTTGGCGCAGATGACCCAATTGATGTTGCCACACTAACATTTGAGATGCCAATTTGGTTTTCTACACCCGCAAAGATTCAAAAACTTGGTGTTGTTCAAAGTATCGTAAGCAACATCTATGATGCAAATGGTAATCCGAGCAATGCTCTTATAGAAGCAACAAACCAATTAGGTAATCGTCAATATTTTACAGCCACTGGTTATCAAGTTTTAGTAAATCAAGGTAATGTAAAATTGCTTCCACGTGGTGGTCCTGAAATTTATGCCAATAGTTATAGTATGCCAACAACAACTGCAAATGCTATTGCATGGGCACC